CCTGAGAAGTCCAATAATCCATTTGCATATTTCACTCAGATCATATATTATGCTTTCTTGAGACGCATCGAACATGAGAAGAAACATCTGTATATCAAGCAAAAGACCCTGGAAAATTTCTATTTCGAAGGCATGCTGGCAGAACAAGCAGTGGGCGAAGAGACAAGATCTGTTAACGTAGATCTTAACAATGAGTACATGAATAACCTTGTTACATCCTATGACAAGAAGCAAGAAGAAAAGAAACTGAAAACCAAGATCAAGAAAGAAACAGGATTGGAGAAGTTTATCAATGAACCAGAATAACATGCACATGGTTCCACAAGTCATCATCGACTGTGCCGAGAACCTTTTTACATCCAAACAAGATCATATGAAAGATGCTTATAAGAGTCGTCTAGAGACCATCAGAGATTATTGTGAAGATGTTTTAAAGAAATCCAATAGTAGGCCTGCGTTTACAGTTCCTGTTAAAAAGAAAAGCGTCAGTAGATAATGAAAATAGCATTAATTACGGATACTCACTGGGGGATCAGAAACGATTCTCAGATCATGCACAATCAGATGAAGAGGTTCTTAGATGAAGTCTTTTGGCCCGTCCTTGCTAGAGAAAGCATTGATACTGTTATTCATCTTGGGGATCTCGTTGATCGTCGCAAGTATATTAACTATCTGACTGCCAAGCGCCTTAGGGATGATTTCTTAGATCCCATGATGACAAAAGGCCTTGATCTGCATATCATCGCTGGCAATCATGATACTTTCTATAAGAATACCAATGACGTAAACGCTCTGGATGAATTGCTCAGTTATAAGTATCATAACGTACAGATATACATTAAACCGACAGAAATCAATATAGGTGGTATCGGCATGTTGCTTGTACCCTGGATATGTGATGATAATAGGGATGCTTCATTACAAGCGATTAAAAATTCAAAATCTTCTGTTGTCATGGGACATCTGGAGTTAAACGGTTTTGAGATGTACAGGGGGCATGTTAGCGACCATGGTGACGATCCTAAGATCTTCGATAAGTTTGACGTTGTTTGCAGCGGCCACTATCATACTCGTTCCGATAACAGTAATATTCATTACCTTGGCACTGCTGTCCAGTATACTTGGTCTGATTATAATGATATCAAAGGGTTTCATATATTTGATACAGAAACCCGTGAACTGACATTCATCGAAAATCCCAACAGCATCTTTCATAAGATCTTTTATGATGACATCAACAAGACCATGGATCAAGTGATCGCCTTTGATCCTTCTATGTATAAAGATTGCTATGTGAAGGTAGTGGTAAAGAACAAGACAAATCCTTACTGGTTTGATCTGGTCGTAGATAAATTAGAAAAATGTGGTTCTGCAGACATCCAGGTAGTAGAAGATAACTTCAATCTGGATCTTGAAACTGACTCAGATATCGTCAGTGAAGCTGAAGATACGATGAGCATCATCCGTAAGTATATCGAGGGGATGAACATCAAGACAGATAATAAAAGAGTCGAAACAATCATCCAAAATCTATACGTAGAAGCGCATAATATCACTTGAAAATAATCCATATTAATCGTAATATAATACAGCAGAATGCCAAGCATAGCAATAGCGAACCTGTCGTCCGTGTGGAAGAAAACGGCCGGGTTCGTTATTGCATGGAAGTTGAGATTAAAGGACCATCACGTATGATATATCGTCCGGACAAGCCACGTCCTTGTGGTGCAAAGCTGTGGATCGAGACAGATGCAGACGTTGAAATGATAGGTGTGAAAAGTTGATTATTGGTTGGATAAACGTTTGGAATATTTACAAAGCTAGACGCAAAGGTAATATGAGGGCTTTTGTTTATGTAGATTTTGAATCTTTTAAGCAAGGGTATGTTCTATTTGTTCCTCTTATGACTGCTGAGCAGCGTGATGCAGAAAGATTTTTTATGTTTCCGAGTGATTACAAATGATATATTTTAAGACAATACGATACAAGAACTTTCTTTCTACTGGCAATAGTTTCACAGAGGTAGAATTAAATAAGAATAATACCACTCTCATCGTGGGTGAAAATGGCGCAGGCAAGAGCACGATCTTGGATGCGCTTTCTTTTGCTCTATACAACAAACCGTTCCGTAAGGTCAATAAACCACAGCTATTAAACTCTATCAACAAGAAAGATCTCATCGTAGAGCTAGAGTTTGACATTGGCTCATCGATGTACAAGATCATCCGTGGATTAAAACCCAATATCTTTGAGATGTATAGCAACGGGAAGTTGCTTAGCCAGGATGCAGCATCCAGAGATTATCAAGAAGTCCTTGAAAAACAGATCTTAAAATTAAATCACAAGAGTTTCTGTCAAGTCGTCGTACTGGGATCAGCATCCTTTGTCCCGTTCATGCAATTGACAGCAGCATCACGCAGGGAAGTGATCGAAGACCTGCTTGATATTCAGATCTTCTCGACCATGAATAGCCTGTTAAAAGAAAAGATCAACACCAACAACTCCACGATCATGGAAGTCGAATACCAGTATGATCTGACGTCTGAAAAGATCAAGATGCAGCATGAGCATATCATCGCCCTGCAGAAGAATAATGAAGAACAGATCGAGAAATACAGGCAAGAGCTCAAGCAGATAACGGACAGGATCGATGCAGAAAAGATACAAGTCGATGACACAGAGCAACAGATCCTGGCCCTTAGCCAACAAGTCGAGGATCAAGAACAAGTCAACAGCAAGCAAAATAAGTTACAGGTGCTCGAAGGACAGCTTAACGATAAGTTGGCCAAGCTCGAGAAAGAAATCAATTTCTTTAACTCGCATGACAATTGCCCTACTTGTAAACAGGGGATTGATGATACCTTTAAATGTGAGACTGTATCGACTAAACAAAATCAATTTCAAGAGACGACCGACGGTATCGACCAGATACGCAAAGAGATACAGAAAATCCAAAAACGGATTGCAGAAATTGCTAGCGTACTTTCACAGATTAGCACATCCAATATTCAAAAGATAACACATCTTAATAATATCACAGGACTGGTACAGCAGTGCAAGAAGATCGCCAAAGATATATCTGAACTACAAACTAAATCAGATGACTTCATCATCAATGATGACAGGATGAAGGAACTGGAACTGCTCATCGATCAGCAGGTAGAACAGAAGAGCGATCTGCTGAAGGACAAGGAAGCATACACTATCGCATCTGTGATCTTGAAAGATAACGGGATCAAAGCAAGGATCATCAAGCAGTATATCCCTGTGATCAATAAACTGATCAATAAATATCTATCTGCTATGGATTTCTTCGTGCAATTTGAACTGAATGAGAATTTTGATGAGACGATCAAATCGAGGTTCAGAGACGAATTCTCCTACGCCTCCTTCTCAGAAGGCGAAAAGATGCGAATCAACCTCGCAATATTATTTACTTGGCGAGCTATTGCGAAACTTAGAAACTCGGCATCGACTAATCTACTTATTATGGATGAAGTGCTTGACGGTTCTCTTGATAGCAATGGCACTGATGAGTTTCTAAAGATTTTAAATAACTTGACACAGGATACAAATACATTTATCATAAGTCATAAAGTGGATCAATTAGTAGATAAGTTTAGCAATGTGATCAAATTTGCTAAGATAAAAAACTTTAGTCAGGTGGCAGCATGAGTGAATACGAATTAGAAGAGACAGAGACTACTATTAATGTGAAGTCGTACACGCAAGGGTATAAGGATGGATATAATGATGCAGTAAAGTTCTATATCATTAATCCTTATATCAATACATCTCCTGATCATTTTAAATGTCCTGTATGTGGGTTAAATGGAATGCATAATATGGTGTGCAGTAAGTCTAACTGTCCAAGTTTGATAACATCACAGGTTAAAGTTGGTGCCATGGGTTCAACGTATGTAACAAACACACCACCCAGTGCAAATGGTCCTACAGGAGAGGTTTCTAGACGATGAGTGATTTTGAAGATAGATATCGCAAGTGGCATACCTATATGTCTTATGTCAAGAGTGCAATCCGTATAGTTGCTTTTGGTGGGTTGGCTGCAGGTTATTTTGTAGCAGAGGTAACAGCAGTATTGCTTCTGATCGCTGAACTTGTTGGAATTGCAGAGGAGTGGGTATGATTATTAAATATCCTGATCCTATCCTATCAAAACCAGTACCTGAGTTTAATTTTATTATCCCACATATATCACCACACGATATTGCAACTAAATTGCTTTCTGTGATGAACGATAATAATCTCATCTCATTATCAGCAAATCAGCTTGGGTTGCCGTATCGTGTATTTTGTATGCGTGGCCATCCAGAGAATCTTGTATGCTTTAATCCCAAGATAGTGCATCTCAGCAATGAAACAAGATTGATGGAAGAAGCATGCCTATCGTTTCCTGGCATCACAGCAAAGATCAAGCGTTCGAATGAGATACGAGTGAGATTTCAGACACCTTCGGGTGCTATCGTCACTAAGAAATTTGAAGGTATGACTGCAAAAACGTTTCAGCATGAGATGGATCATCTCAACGGTGTTCTATTCTTCAATAGAGCCAATAGATATCATAGAGAAAAAGCATTAAAAGGATATTACAATGGATGAAAGCATCAGCATAAGCAGTTTAGAAGGGTTCAAAATAGGAGAATATATGATATGTTTTCCGCCCGGTGAATTCGTACAAGAAGATGAAAA